TCACAGCAGTTAGATCCTGGTATGAATACACCGAGTCAGATTGGTTAGAGGTATTTTATTAAACCTGGTGATGAGAATCACCGTTTCCAAGAAAGGCCGAATATGGCAACAAAAAAGTTCTACGGCAAAACATTACAAAATTCTAGCATGCTACCAGGTGGTGGTTTTGCTGGTCTTCCAGAAAATGTTGTAATGAAGTCTTATGCAGACAAAAGCCCATCACTTGATTTCACATTAAATGATTCGTTGTCTGGACTCGATGAACAAATCTTAAAAGATTCAAACGGAATTAAAGGACAACTTGCAAAAAACAAGTATTAATTGTTTAGGGGCGGCTCACTCCGTCCCTTTTTTTAAGGAATGATATGCCAGCATCAGTAAGAAAAGATGATATTGCTAAGAAAATAGCCATCGACATCCTTGGTGAACCAACCAACAGTAAAGTATTGAAGAAGAGAAAGAAAACGCCTAAAAAAAAGGAACCAGAACAAGCTGAACAGTTCTCTCAGTTTGAAAATATTAAATAATAAAGGAGATTTGGATGGATAAAGTAGTAGAAAAGAAAAATGTTAAATGTTCTATGAAGCATCGTAAAGCTAAAGTAAAAATTCCAAAATATGCTCATGGCCCCCATTTTAAAGAAAGGGTTCTTATGAAGTTTTTAAGTATTCTTAATTTATTAGTTCTTTATGTGCGAAGACTTAAAAATGTATTTCGCGATAATCGTTTGGTTAGTCAAATGAAACAAACTAATGAAAAGGATTCTGGAAAGCATGAAAAGTAAGTTCAAGGGGCAAAATAGGGATACTGTTGGTTCACTTGCACTTAAAATGCAAGAAGAAGAATTGTTAAATCCTTCACAGCATAGCGTTATCGATCAAGCTCGCGAGCAAACAAAAGATTTCGACAAAAATATACATCTCTGTATAAAAGAAAATAAGAACAAGCCAGAATTTAAAAACAAAGATTTTTATATTGTTGTACTTGTTAAAAAAGAAAAGCTTATGCAGAATGTTAATCGTGCTATGTTTTATGCTCGTCAAACATGTCCTACTCCACAATACGATCAAATATTATATAAATTCTATAAAGACGGGCGAATAGATTTCCTATGGGTTGTTCCTACTAGGGATATAGCACGATTCATGATTAATAATAAAGCATTAGTACATCCAGAAGAATATAAACTTTTACAGTACGTTATAGATTATTATGCTGGTAAACTATTAGCTAAAGCAAAAGCATTAAATGGTGAAAAGAAGAATTCAAGTTTTTTAGAGCATTAAAAGGAAGATATGGCAAAAAAAATATGGGATAATGTTCCCGAAGAACCAACCACAACTATAGATCCATCAGCTTCAAACATGTTAGATGTTACTCTTGGTAGCGCTCCCCAACCAGTAGTGGCCACCGAAGAAGTTATAGCACCTAAAGTTGAAGAAGTTGTTTCTGAAGAAGTGGTTGAAGAAGAACAAGAAGTTGCAGAAGTAGTAGATGATACTGATAGACAAAGCAGAAACTTTAAAGAAATGCGTATTGATAGAGCTAGACTAGAACGCGAGCTCGCAGAAACACGTGCTCAATTAGCACAACGTCAGCAGCCAGCTGCTCAACAGCCAGCTGCTCAACAGCCAGCTAATCAGCAAGATTCTGATAACAATACGTATGAAGATGATGATCTTATTGAGGGCAAACAGCTTAAGCGAGAAGTTGCTGCTATTAGAAAACAATTACAACAAGCAGAATACGCTCGCAAGATACAAAATGATGAAGCACGATTAAATTCTAGATATAGTGATTTTGGCAGTGTTGTTAATGCTGATACTATTGCTGTTTTGCGTGATGAAGATCCTGACTTTGCGGAATCTGTTGCAATGTCTAGCGCATCACTTTATTCACGTGGTGCTTCTACATATAAGAGAATAAAAGAGCTAGGGCTTTATGTAGAGCCATCAGTTAAGGTAGATATAAAGCGTACACAAAAAAATATTGCTAAGCCACGTTCGGTTAATTCGATTGCGCCACAACATGGTGATAGTCCATTATCTCAAGCAAATCTTTTTGCAAATGGCTTAACAGAAGATGTTAAAGAAATATTGCGACAAAAAGTTGCTGCAGCAAAATCTAAATACTAGAAATTCTATCCTGGTTGTAGCTCGGTAGTGATTTAGTACTGACTAACTATCGAGTTATAACTTATCTAAAATCTTTGCATTTATACTATATGAATATGTATACTTAAATCGGCCGTACGGAATTCGCCAATCCAAATCTGACTGAAGTGGGATTCGTCAACCCAGACTGATTAGAGACTCGTCAACTCATTGAGTTGTTGTTACATCATTTATTTGATGTGATTTTTGTTGTTTTTATATCATATGGGAAAACATATGGCAATCGTAACAACGAGTACTTTATCTGCTCCAGTCCAACAATCATTTGATGGAAGACTGCTTAGCATTAAAGCACCCAATCTAATTCATACAGTTGCTGCTTCTTCAAGAACTATGCCTGCAAACGCTGGGAAAACCCTCAGAATGCGTCGCATGGATAAATTAGCAACAGCAACCGTTCCTCTCGGAAATACGGGGGATACACCTCCAAGTTCACCTTTATCTGCAATGGACATAGATGCAACTATTGGCTTCTATGGTGCATATATTCAAATTAACGAACAAGTAACATTGCAATCAGAAGACCCTGTCTTGAACTCAGCAGTGGAATTGCTTGGAATTTGTATGCGTGAAACTGAAGATGAACTAACTCGTGAAATGTTAAATTCAACTGCGACTGTAATTAATTGTGTTGGTGGTGTCAACGGTGATTCTCCAACAGAAATTACAAAATCTGATGTTGATGTAATTGTAAGCAGTTTGCTTATGGCAGATGCTTATACTATTACTGAAGGCATTCAAGGTGAAAATCGCTTTGGAACAGCTCCAATTCGTGACGCATACATAGCAATGGCACATTCAAAAATGTCGTCAGAGCTAGAAGGCGTAGATGACTTTCTTCACAAAAATCAATATCCATCTGGCATGAACGGTCTCCCTTCTGAATGGGGCGCAATTGGTAACATAAGATTCTTATTATCATCTAAAGGTTCTGTAACTGAAGCTGCTTCTATAAACGGAGAAGATGTTTATAATACCTTTATTTGTGGTAGAGAAGCTTATGCAGTTGTTGATCAAGCAGAATACACTTCACAATTTATTTACTTACCTCCTTCAATTGCTGGTGGCCCATTAGCACAAAATGCTACAGCTGGATTTAAAATGGCTACTGCACAAGCAATTTTGAATGATGAATGGGTATTAAAACTTGAAGCGACACTATCGTAAGGAATAATTATGGACGGAACAAGAATTCAACAAGGTGAATTTACATCTACTGGGATTGATATGATCATCCCATTAAGATGTGATGTTGACTGGGTTGAAGTAAGAAATCTGACTAATATTGCTGCATCTACACAATGGGCTGCAACAGAGTGGTATTGGCAGCGTGAAATGACTGCTGACGATGCAGTTCTGAAGTTTCATTCAACAGCATCTCAAATTGATTCAAGTTCAACATCAGCTATTGGTTTTAACGGAGTAACCTATAGAGGGATTTCTCTTATAGATTCTTCTGATAAAACACCTGGTGCTGCAGTTGCAATTACAGCTGGAACAAACGCAACACAACCTGTTTACAGCACAGCTGCAACAGGAAGATTAGTAGCTGGAAGTATTGTAAGAATACAAAATACAGATCAATCTAATCTTGGTGGTTTGGATTTCACTGTTGATGCAGTTACTGTTGATACAGAATTTAGACTTGCAAACACACTAGCAACAGCTCCTGGAATTGTTGCCGGAGCAGCTGGTACATGGAGACTTATTGCTCCAAGTGCAGCAGTTTATGACATGTTTAAACCAAGAAATCGTGTAATTGCAAACATAACAGCTGCATCTCCTGCTGTTGTTACTACATTAGTTGATCATCAATATACAACTGGCCAAAAAGTAAGAATGAGTGTTCCTACTGGATGCGGCATGGTTGAAATGAATGAACAATTAGTAACAGTAACATATCTAACAGCTTCGACTTTCTCTGTAGCTATTGATGCATCTGCTTTTACAGCTTTTGCGTTCCCACTTCCTGCAGCAATTCCTTTCTCACCGGCTCTTGTAACACCGGTTGGGATTGATACTGCTAGTAACACATCACTTGAAACTGCTTTTGAAAATGCTGGATTTATCGGCATGATTCTTGGCACTTCAGGTACTGCTGCTATTGCGCTTGGAAGTCCAGGCGGAACTACTGGCGATGTAATAAAGTGGCGTGCGGGCAAGTCATTTGCGACTGACGTACCTACTCTTTAGTATTATTTAGAGAGGGAGATTAAACCCTTCCTCTCTTTCTTAAAAGGATGAATATGATAGAAAAAACAAATATAAATAAAAAAGCTAAACCAAACCTTAAGTTTTTACGTGATAAAGATCGCCAAAAAGTAACTGGCATTTTTGATTACAAAGAACGACCAGGTCAAACTTTAAAGTTCAGGCTACGAATCTGGAAAGAAGATCCAGTCGAATTTTGGGAATTTGTAGATGGTCAAACATATACAATACCATTAGGTGTTGCTAAACATTTAAACAAAAATGGTATAAAAACTGCTCATAAATTTGTTGCAGATAGAAGTGGTTTACCTCGAACAAAAGTAAGTAAAAAAATAAGACGTTTTGGTTTCCAAAGTTTAGAGTTTATGGATCCAGCTGATTTTTCAACTGCAGACAGTGATCTTATTACTATCGAAAACGTTATAATTTAAGGTGTAAGCCTGCGTATAAATAGGAGTTCATATGGCAAGTCCCGATGCATCGCTTTCAAAATTAGAATCAATTAGAACTAAAATACGCAGGCTTACGCGTAGTCCTTCGTCTGCGCAAATAACTAATGCACAAATAGATGATTATATAAATACGTTTGTGCTTTATGATTTCCCTGAATATATACAAAATACGACTTTAACATTTTATACATCAGCTAATGTTGATACGTATAAAACAAACACAGTAAATGAAGATAATCCATTATATAATTTTAAGAATATTTATAATGAAATTTATTCGCCAATTTATGTTAATGGTACAAAATCATATCTAACGCTAAGTCGTAATGAATTTTATGATATGTATCCACAGACGCGATTTGCAGAGATTATTGCAACTGGAAATGCAGTATTAACTAATTTTACTGGAACATTAAATCATTCTCCAGTCTTACAAGGTTCTGTTTCTATTGATGCAATTTATGATTCTACGTCAGATCAAATGAATTTTCATGACATTCCTACTGAAAATGCAACAAGTGGTTTAATTGGACGAACTGGAAATCTTTATCTTCTTAATAATGATACAACTTCATACGGAACAATTAATTATGTTACCGGTGTGTATGATATTACATTTCCTAATGCACCAGATACGGCAACAAATATAAATGCACAATATTATTCATATCAAGCTGGAAAACCAACCACTATATTTTTTGATAACAAGCAATTTGTTTTGCGACCTGTTCCAGACAAAGTATATAAAATAGATCTCAGTGTACTTAAACGTCCAACTGCATTATTAACAGCTACGCAAACTCCTGATCTTTCACAATGGTGGCAGTATATCGCTTATGGTGCAGCTAAGAAAATATTTGAAGATCGTATGGACATGGACAGTGTACAAGCAATATTTCCAGAGTTCGAAAAACAACGTCTTAATGTTATTGAAAGAAAAATATTAAAGAATTCAGCCAAGAGAGCAGCAACTATATATCGTAGTGGCGGCAACTTATTATAAAGGAAATAAAGTAATGGCGTATAAACCAGGAATTCCACTTTCGACCGATATACCATCTCAAAGTCAAGGCGATATATCTACTAATTTTGCAGGTTTAAAGACATTTATTGAAATAGATCATGTTGCAATTGATGATGTCAAACAAGGTAAACATAATAAGGTAACGTTGCCAATATTGGCAACAGCGGATCAACCAACTACCGGTGCTAGTGAAGTAGGAATTTTTTCACGTACCTCTACAGAAACTGCTAACAAAGAATTAGTATTTTTACCAGAATCTACTGCACCTGCTGATGGAATTGAATTTACTGCAGCTCTTAAAAATGTAAATGGATGGACAAGATTACCTTCCGGTATTTTATTAAAATGGGGAACTTCAGGCGTACTTGCAATAAATGCTGGTTCTTTTTCTTTTCCTGTTGCTGGAACTGTTCCTGTATTTGCAAATGTCTATTCTGGCCAACTTACAGTTGCTCAGACCGGAAGAGATAAAACTGTAGCAATTTCAGCTCTTTCAACTACTACTGTTACTACTTGGAATTCAAGTAGTTCTACAACTAGAGTACGTTATTTAGTAATTGGTGATTAAAAGGAGAGATATGGCAAGTTCATTTGATAAGTTTGTAATAGCTCCGCTTAATAGTGGTCTTACTGCAGACGCAAAACCGTGGCTTATTCCAGATGATGCATTTGAACGTTTAAACAACGCCTATGTCTTTCGTGGAATAGTAAAAAAACGTTTTGGAAGTAGATATACTGGTCATAATCCTCTTTCTGTTACTACAAAACAACTTAATTCACGTTTAAGGATTGCTTTATCTGGTATTATTACAGATGGAGCTGGAAAAGCTAATGGAAATGTTAGCACTGATGGTGGTGGAATTAAGTGGGAAATAGGCCAAATCTTTTCTATAGGAACTGAAATATTTACAGTTGTTGAACTCGGTGTTGATAAAACAATGCTTACAAGTGGTTCTGCAACAGTAATGAAATTTGACACTACAGATGGTGATTATGCATTCGAAGATGCGCCAGCTACTAAGCAAGTTTACTTTTATCCAACACAACCAGTTATGGGTTTAGAACAATATAGAGGAACTGAAAAGGCAGTTGCATTTGATACACAATTTGTATATCAATACAGTGGATCAGCATGGGAAAAACTTGGGCCAACTGTCGCATGGAAAGGTGATAATACTAAGTTTTTTAATGCAGCTAACTGGCGGAATTTAGCTCCATCAAAAGATTATTTATTTATTAGCAACTTTAACGCTACTATCGGTGCTCCTGGTGCAAATGATGATCCAATAAAGCACTATGATGAAACAACATGGGTTGATTTTACTCCGCTTACAATCGTAGGTGGTAATAAAGTCATGACTGCAAAGTTAATCATTCCATTTAAGGATAGATTGGTATTATTAAATACAATTGAACAAAATGGTGGTGTTAATTATGCGCATAAAAATCGTTGTCGTTTTGCTAGAAACGGTAGCCCTATGGATTCTAATATTTCATGGTTAGAGCAAAACCAAGTTGGTTCAAAAGGTGGTGGTTGGATAGATGCTACGACAGATGAAGCAATTATTAGTGCCGAATTTATTAAAGATAGATTAATTGTTTATTTTGAGCGAAGTACATGGGAGCTAGCTCATACAGGAAACCAAGCGCAACCATTTTTATGGCAACAGTTAAATACCGAACTTGGTTCTCAAGCAATGAATTCAACAGTTTCCTTTGATAAGGTAGTCCTTACTATTGGTGAGCGTGGTATTCAAGCATGTAATGGAGCCAATGTTCAACGAGTTGATGAAAAGATTCCCGACGAAGTCTTTCAGATAAGAACAACAGATAATTCATCTGATCGAATAGCTGGGATAAGAGATTTTAGATCCGAGATGGTTTATTGGGCTTTTCCAACAATTGAAGCAAATACTTTATCGTCTACTTATCCAAATAAAGTTTTAGTTTATAACTATAAAAATGGATCATGGGCTATGAATGATGACACGTTTACAGCTTTTGGCTATTTTCAACAACCCGAAGGTAAAACTTGGGCAGATCTTAACGATTTTACATGGGCTGAATGGAATACTCCATGGGATTCTGGAACGACACAATCTGCATATAAACAAATTATTGCTGGCAATCAGCACGGTTTTATTGTAATTATTGATTCAGATCTTTCATATAATGCTTCATCGTTACAAATAACAAACATTTCGTATGACGAAGCAACTGAGATTCCTACATTAACAATTAATGATCACACATTAGAAGATGGTGATTTTATTAAACTTAAAAATGTTACTGTTAATGTTAAAACTGCTGGCGGAGTTGCAGTAGAAACGGTTTTACTTAGTGAAATCTATAAGATTTCTGTGATTACATCAGATACAATTACAATTAAAATTGAAAAAGATACATTCCAAAATGATTCAACATATAAATATAATTATATTGGTGGTGGAACAGCAGAACGCGTATCAAAAATAGATATTCTTTCAAAACAATGGAACTTTTATTTAAAAGAAGCACGAGCAATTTACTTGGCTCATATTGATTTTATTGTAAACCGAACTCCATCTGGTGAATTAACAATTGATTATTATCCATCTTCATCAAATATTGCAATGATTGATGCTGCAAAAGTATCTAATTCACAATTAGGTGATAATAAATTAGAAACACATGTATATGATACAACAGATCTTTTCGAAGCATCATTAGATAGATTGAATCATAGAGTGTATTTTCAAGGTGAAGGTACATCAGTACAAATTAGAATATATTCAACTGATGAACAGATGTTAGATTCAGCAAAAGTGTTATGTGATTTTGAATTAGAAGGCATGATTGTATCTGCAACTAAGACTGGTGGCTATGAATAATTTAAAGAAAGGTGCTATATGATAGTTAATTTAAGCATAATTATTAAGATCGCTGTCTTAATAGTAGCTGCAGCAGTTGGTTATGGCATACAACATATTACTCATAAAGCAGATACACCTATTGAACAATTTGCTGAAAGTGTAATTAAGCAACAAACAGGTTTGGATGTAGATTTTTCTGCCGAAGAAGTTCCACTCAGCACAGAAGATAAAAAATAAGGATAGTTATGTCATCTAATAGCTCTGGAGCATTTGTACCAACGACAAACGTCTGGGATGTAGATGAAATTTATTCTACTGACGTTACAAGTGAAGAATTTAAAGAATTACTTGTTCGCTTAAATAGAAATTTAAACACCATGTCAATTGCGATTAATGTTCGTGATGCTGGTATTTATGACACTATCGAATTTATTTGTGGCAAGGTTTATTTTCCAGATCCTAGTTTGACATCTGCTAGTTCAACAACACCTACTCAACGACCTGTATATAGAAAAGTATTTAATTTTGGAGCTCTTCCAAATACAGCAAGTAAGAATCTTGCGCATGGCATAACCGTTACTGATACATTAATTTTTACAGATATTTTTGGCACAGCTAAACGACAAACTCCATTTAGTTCAATTAAATTGCCTTGCCCAGGATCAACAGTTGCGGGAGAAGTTCAATTAGAAGTAGTTGGAGAAAATATTTGTGTAACAACAGCGGGTAATTATAGTGCTTGGGCAACTACATACATAACATTGGAATATTTAAAATAGAGGAATAATTATGGCCATGGATAAGAGTCAACTGTTTAAAATGCTTGGATCTGCTGGAGTTGGATCATTGCTTGGAGGAATAGGAAACCAGTTTGCCAATAGACAACAATCACAACCAAATCAACAACAAGTTAATCAACTTGGTTATCAACCACAAGGTTATCAACCACAAGGTGGCCAGCCACAAGCAGGTCAACAAAGTGATGGATTCATGCAAAGCTTACTTTTTGGAAAACAAGGACAACAAACTCAGCAATCTACTGTTACACCAGAACAAAAACAAATTTTAGACATGATGCTTCAACAAGGTGGTCAAAATACTGACTTTAGAAATATTGAACAACAAGCAAGAACAGGATTTGAGCAACAAACTATTCCTTCGTTAGCAGAACGCTTTACTTCAATGGGTGGTGGACAATCATCAAGTGCATTTACAAACGCTCTGGGTCAAGCTGGAGCTGGACTTGAAGGTCAACTTGCTGGATTAAAGTCTCAATATGGTATGCAACAATTAGGTATTGGCATGCAGCCACAATTTCAACCGCAATATATGCAAGGTCAGCCTGGTATGGCACAGGGTTTAACGCAAGCAATCTCACAATTGTTACCTCTTTTAATGTTTTTATAAGGTATAACCATGGCACAAATGACAAAAAACTATCCAATTATAAATGATCCATATGCAAGTCTTGGTGGAGGCTTTGGAGCTTCTTTTTCGCAGGGACTTAATCAATCACTACAGCAATTAGTTGGTCAAAAAGTTCAACAAATGGTTGAGAGTAAAAAAACCAAAGAATATTCTGGCGCATTAAAGAAGGCAGCTTTGCCTGAATGGATTTCACGCATGCCAGAAGCAGATAGAAAAATATACTTAGAAAGTGTGCTTAAAACCAATTGGGGAAGACTTACTCCAGAACAACGACAAGAAATTGAAGATGCGAAAAACGCACCATCAACAGGATCAATTGAAAGTTTGCTTACTGGACAACCTGAACAAGGACCAGTAATTGAATCACAAATTACTCCTCAACAAGCAATGGGCCAACAAGGTCAAGCGCAAGATCCAAGGCAATTATATTCAAATCTGCTTCAAAGTTTAAGTCCACAAGGAGCAGCAGAAAGTACAATGCAAGGATTTACAATGCCAGGCCAAGAAAGTCCACAGGGACAACAAGCATCATTAATGAATACATTGCAACAAATGGTGCCTCAACAACAACAACCTCAACAACAACAACAACAACAACAACAACCAATGACTCAAATGCCAGCTCCTCAAACTATGACTCCTCAAGCCATGGCTTCTCAAGATGCTGGACCAATTTACGTACCATCGGTACTTGAAACAACTACAAAAGGAAAACCTGTTTCAAATGCAAAGCAAGCCAAACAATTGGTTACTCAAGCACAAGCTAAGAATACTTATGAAGATTTATATTCCAGACTTCCTCAAGACGAACAAAATAAAATTGATATGGAAAAAGCAAAGCTTTCTTTAGGTATATCTAACCTTGATTTTAAGAAAAGAGATTCGGCAAATGTTGCTACATCAAAATATTATAATGAAACTTCAAGAGCTGGAGAAGCAGCTGATCAAATGAATGCTCAAATAGAAGCATTTAAATCAATTGAAGCACGTGGAAATTTACCACCTGCATCAAAAGCTGCAATTATGGATTCTATAACTAAGCATGGATTTAATGCAAATTACTTTTTAGGCCCAGACGCTGAACAAGCAAATAAAATTGTTGCTGGATGGATGAGTGGTGTTGCAAATCTTGGATTAGGCGCAAAAATAACTGATAAAATGATTGAATTATACATGAAGGGTCTTCCTAATTTGCTACAAACGCGAAAAGGTAGAGCAACTGTCATGAGAGATTTGCAATTAATGACACAGCTTAAGAGAAATAAATCTGAAGCTATGGAAAATATCATTAAAGAATATGATCCAGAAGGAAATCGTCCATTAAATTTACCATCTCGTGTTCATGATCGAGTAAAAGAATCTTCAAATGCAATTCTTAGACAATATGCAAAAGCAGAACCTGTTGGTGTTCCAAAACGTACTATTGGGCAAAAAGCAGATGACTTAAAATGGGATCTTGCTGCAAAAGGAATAGCAACTATTACCGGAGTATCTCCAGTACTAAAAGAAATTGCTAAAATATACAGTTGGAAAGTAATCTTAGGACGCTAATAATAGTTAACTAGCCAATCTCCTGGGGAGAGTTAGTGTGAAAATTAAGAGACATGCAAACTAGATTTTCATACTAGCTCTTCACAAAAATCAGATATTATCGTCAAATTGCCTTTCTCTAGCAATAACTCCAGTAATAATAATACTTATAAATCTAGTAACAGTCATGTTTCGCTTATGCGCCATCTTCTTAATTAAATTGATTTGATTTACATGAAGATCTACACCTAGACGACGTCTAGATTCTCGATAACTCTTTAGTTCAGTAGGTTTAGTTTTTGGGCCTTTTAACAATGAAATAAATAGATGCTTAATATTTGTACATGATCTATTACAACATGTACTTCTAACAAAATGAAACTTTGGAATTTTTCCATATTCTGCAATCCATGCTGCTCTATTTGCACCCTGACTTTTTCCTCTTACGGATATTCTTGGAGTTCCATTACTACATGTTGCACCTATCCACCCATAACAATCATCTTCGTTTTCACCTTTAATGCGAAATGAATCAAGTCTTTCTAGTAAATCATCTTTACGTTGTTGTGTCATATTCATTAAGTAAAACCTTTTTTTAAAATAAATTTATTTGTACGTCCCGCCCATAATCCCATTACATCAATGTAATCTTTAGATTTAATGTAGCATTGATTATTGATCATGTCAACTCAGATATTTAGATATTAGTATATTTTGATTATTAATTGATAGATTAGTAAAGATATTATAACTCTATTAATTCTAAGGAGGACGCAATGGCGGTCTATAAGAGAAAAAAATTAAAATACGATATATTTAATCCTGGGCAAATGTCTGGAATATATCCAGCTCCTATTGTTTCAGATACTGTTTCTCCTGGAACAACAGATCATGCTGATATCGGAACAATTTGGGTTAACAAAAGTACAAATGATGCATTTATTCTTACCGATATTACAGCAAATGTAGCTAGTTGGCAGGATATTTCAGGCATCTCAGCTGGTGCACTCGATGGTCAATTATGGATTGGTGCAACTGGCGCAGCTGGAGGATGGGCTAATTTAACATCTACTGGTTTATCGGTAACAATTACTAACACAGCAAATGGAATTAATCTTGAAGCAGCTGGCGTTGCAGCACTTACAACTCTTGATGGTGATGCTGGTACAGCAACTCCACTTGCAGGTGTTATTATAGTTGCTGGTGGAACAAATATCACAACAGCTGGTGCTGCTGGTACATTAACAGTTAATCTTGACGCAAGCCCTTCTGTTGCTGGATCTCTTACAGCTGCCACAAGTGTTACAGCTGGCGTTGATCTTACAATGTCTACAGGTGATTGCACAATTACTGCGGACACAGATGGTGCTGAAACAATTTATCTTCATGCAAACGGCGGAGTATCTGAAACAATACATTTACATTCAGATCAAGGAACTGGAACAGACTCAATTGATATTACTTCCGATGTTGGTGGTATTACACTTGATTCTGGATTAGCAGCAGCTAATTCAATAATTATAGATGCATCTGATGTAGACGGTGGTATTGATGTTGATGCAGGTACAGGTGGAATAAATGTAACAGCAACAAATGGTGCTATTAATTTAGTTTGTGGTACTGGTGCTATTAATGTTGGTGCAGACGCAGCCGCCCATATTGTTACAGTGGGCTCTATTAACACAACCGCACAAACAATTATTCAATCTGGCCAGGGTGATGTTAACATCACATCTACAGATGAAATTACAGCCGATGCAGTTGGTGTACTTGAACTTAATTCATCCGGTGCTGCTATTGGAATTGGTAATGATGCGGATGCATTTGCTATAAACGTCGGTACAGGTGCCGCTGCCAGAACAATAACAATGGGTAATGTTACAGGCGCAACAGCGGTTGTTGTAGATTGTGGAACAGGAGATTTATCTCTTGGCGCAAGTGCAACCGCTCACTCAACAACGCTTGGCTCAACAAACGCAACATCTAATGTAATCGTTCAATCCGGTACAGGTGGAATACAAGTAACCTCTGGCGGCGTATATGCAATGGATGCTACTGACGCTGTAACAATTGAATCCTCAGCTGGAACAATTGGAATCGGTGTTGATGCTGTAGCTCAAAACATTAATGTTGGAATTGGGGCAGCTGCACGTGTTATTACAATTGGTAATGTCACTGGAGTAACTGGAATAGCTCTTAATGCTGGAACTGGAGACATTGTAGCCGCATCTCAAGATGCTGTAACTGTTGACGCAGTTGGCGTTCTTGAACTTAATTCTTCTGCAGGAATTATTAGTATTGGTAACGATGCTGATGCTTTCGGAGTAAACATTGGTACAGGTGGAGCAGCCAGACCAGTTGTTGTTGGATCAGTAACTGGAGTATCTTCTACAACAGTCCAATCTGGTACAGGCGATGTAATTGTAACCAGTACAGATGCTATTACTGTTGACGCAGTTGGCGTTCTTGAGCTTAATTCATCTGGTGCAGCTATAAACATTGGAAACGATGCAACTGCTTTTGGCGTAAATATTGGTACAGGTGCGGCAGAAAAACTAGTTGTCGTTGGGTCAGCAACTACTACTTCTTCAACAACTATAAATGGTGGTTCTGGTGGAATAGTTATTACTCCTGCATTAGGAATAATGACAGCAGTACCATTAGAAACTTCTGATGCTGCCGTTGCAACCACAGCTTCTGGTCACTTATGTTCTTGTGTTTTCACAGGACAAACAACTGCATCGTCAGCTGAACAGATCTTTACGATAACAAATACATTAGCTACAACCGCATCTGTTGTGTTTGCATCAGCAAGTAATCAGGGAGCGAATGATGCTCAGATGTGTGTTACTCGTATTGAACCAAAAGCTGGTAGCATAGAAATCACTCTTACTAATTATGGAGCTGCTGCGCTTAATGGAAACGTTACCATTAATTATTGGGTCATAAAAGTATAATAGACTATATTTATGGGCCTCTTAACGGGGGCCCTGTATTAAATACTGCAAATACATAGATTGATATATAAAAAAAATGATACAATTGTTTTTGAGTAGTTTTATTGTAACTTTAAGGGAAGATTATGAGCATTAAGAATGCTGTTTTACCAGTACCTCTGACTTCTATTTTAAGTACGGCTGTTGGTGATGATTATTCTGCGATAAATCCTGATGGCTTACCGGAGTCATGTCATATTATTAGAATTATAAATGATGGATCATTTGCCGTATCTGTAAGTTATAATGGCGTTACTGATCATGAATATGTTCCTGCTGGAGATTCGTTATTGATCTATGCAATGTTTGTAAAGGAAAGAGCTGCTTTTAGGAAGGGCACTGTTTTATACGTAAAAGGAACAACTGGTCAATCCGGAAGAATATATTTAAGTGGTTATTATCAAGCATATAATTAAGAGATAGATATGCCTAAAACAAACGCATTATTACCAATCGAAATGTATCATTTTAGTGGGTGGGATTTAATTCCTGGAATATATCAGTCGGTTAGCGATCTTGGATTTGATTATAGTTGTAATTATATTAATATAAAAAATCGTTGTAAGAATGATATTTACATTAGTTTTGATGGTGTTAATGACCATGAATTTGTACGAGCTAATGATAGATTGGATGTTTACACGTTGCCAAGATTTACCCATGGTGGATTTAGGAGGTATTCTAAAATATATGTTCGTGGTCCGATGAGTGTTGGGGTTATTTATGTAAGTGCTTATGGTTAGTCTGTTATTGTTTAATATTTTTATTGCAAAGGAAAGAAATGACGAAAGATGTGAAGAAAGAAGAACCAAAGAACGTAGTAATGAAAGCATCAACTTTAAATGAAATGGTTATTTCTATTGAAGGAAAAGAAGGCAGAACGTATAAATTTTCGATGCCTTTTTTTGCACCGCTTCCAGAGTGTTACGATGCAGGTGTTAATGTAATCAATGAAATTGCTCGTCTTTATAAAGAAGCAATTGAACTTGGTAAAAAGAAAGCTGAAGAAAAAGAAGCAGCTGAAACAAAAGAAGTATCTGAAGAAAAAAAAGATAACTAACTAATCTAATTTGGCTGTAGGTAATTGTAAAACTTGCAGCCAAATTAAAAAATGGAGTTTAATATGGCACGTTCAGTTACTGAAAGAATGGAATTCGAAGCAATCCGCGAACTTGGTTTTGCAGCTATAACTAATGTTTATAGCGGTGTTGGACTGCCACTTGAACATCCAGCCCGTGTTGTTGAGTTTCAAAATTTAACAAATGAAATTATTTATTTTTCTATTGGTGGTGTTGAAGACAATATATTGATTCCGCCAAATGGCTTTTTTTTATTGGATGGAAAAACAAATAATTTCTATCTTGCAGAAGGCGATAGAATTTATGCAAGACGTTATGGCGATGCACCAACCGAAGGATTAGTTGTAGTTACTGTAATTTATGGAACAGCTGAATAATTTTAGGAGCACGATATGAGTCAAGCTGGTCAATTTTACCAAAAAACACTGGTATCAACTTTAACTGGTGATATAGGCGGAGCGGTAGGGCCAGTTGCTGGCAATATCGATTTTATTGGTTCTTATGGAATAACAGTAGATGGTTTTCCTTTAGTAAATAGATTAATAATTAATTCTGAATTGGTATCAAGTTGGTTTACAACAGATGTCGGTACAGCTAGACCGGCTGCAGGAATTATAAATATTCTTGGTGGAATTAATATAAATTCAGAAGGTGCTGGAAATTCAGTTACCTTAAATCTAGACGATGTGATTACGCTTACAACTGTTAATGCAACAACTATAAATGCAACCGATGTTGTTGCAACCACATTTACTACAGATAATTTAGCAGAAGGTATAACAATTAATGGTAATACTATTTCTGCAGATGGTACTGATCTAATTATAGATATTAATATTGATGCTAAGGGGACTGGAGATGTTGTCATCAACAGCCTTACGGCAACTATTTTCAATACTCCATATCTAGATACTATTACTGTTGCTAAATCTGGTGGAGATTACACAACGATTCAAGATGCTGTCACAGTTGCTGTAGATGGTGATACTATTCTTGTTTTTCCTGGAATTTATACTGAAACAGTTACACATGTTGAAAATAACGTAACTCTAATCGCACAAGGTAAGCCTACAAATTGTATTATTACGCAGGCTGATGCAAATGTTATTGACTTTGCAACATTTAATGAAATTCAATACAAAGGTTTTGGTATTTCTTGTACTGCAGCAACAACAGCTATATGGACAGTTGAAGGCACTACTGGTTCATGCTCGTTCAAGGAATGTCAGTTATATATGACTACTGCTGCCGATATAGCAGCTGTAGCGCAACCAGGTATTGGTAGAGTAGCTGGAGCTGGAAAGTTAATTGTTATTCTTGGAAAAGCAGGTTATTACCATACTGGTGATGGTGGCGCTACAGCTCAAAAGGCAGCATTTTCGGTTGCCGATGGTGGATTAGTAGATTTACAGTTTATTGATGACCTTGTGGTTAGTAATAGTGGAACTGCCCTAGGGAGTGCTGTTGGAATTGATACAGCGTCTACTGGTAACTTTCTTGTAAATGATTGTCATATTGAAATTACAGATCCAAATGCTACTATTGTAGTTGGACTAGCGTATCTAGGTGGAACTGGTATTGAACATGAATATTTTAGAAATGAAATACATGTTAATGCGACTAACAACATAGGTTATGGATTTTTTAGTGCTGACACAGCAACAACAACTAGATTTTTCTTTAATCATATCCATGTAGAAGACGTAGCAGGAACAAGTCATTCATATCATGTTGGAGCTGGGGCAACTGTTATTTCAAGTCTTAATGATATTGTTGCTGCGGATGGCCCTAATATTGATGCTGCTGGCTTATTATATCAAATAGATAAACCAATTCGTGGAGATTTCATTTGCAGTGGGCCTACGGCTGACGGAACAAGAAATTTAACTGTTGCTAATACGGATAATACAGCAACCGTGTCGAGCTCGGCTGTAAATATATCTGTTGGTGGAGCAACTTCAACTGGTGATCCATATACAAATTACTTAGTTACAGGCGCTGGAACATATTCTATTGGTATTGATAATTCAGACAGTGATAACTTTAAGATTACTACTGGAGCAACTCCTTCAGCAGGAACAGACTTGTTCACCATGTCGGATATTGGTGTTATTACTTTAAATAATGATCTTGACGTAACAGAAGGTGGAACTGGAGTAGGTACTTTTACAGACCACGGAATCTTGATCGGTAACACAATAAATGACATAACAGCTACAGCCGAAGGTTCTACTGGAACAATTTTAACGGGCGTTACCGGAGATGAACCAGTATGGACAACGGCTACATATCCAGCAACAGCTGCAATGGGAACGATTCTAGTTGCTTCTGGGGCAAATGTAATTACTACGCTGGCTCCAGATACGGCTGGTTACGTTTTAATAGATGGTGGTGCTGGGGTAGCCCCTTCTTGGGGTACTGATATTAGTGGAATAACTAGTATTACAATGGCCGATAACGGAAGCATTCAAACAACGACAACTGACACAGATACAATGCTTATACAGGGATACGACGTTGACGGAACAGCATATGTGCCTTTCATTACTATTACCAATGCCGATGATCCTACTTGTGATTTAAACACCGGTGTAACTATCGGTACTAAGTATATATATAGAGCTGACGGCACAGACGTTCCAGTAGCAGATGGTGGTACAGGAGCAAGCTCTCTTACAGATCACGGTGTTCTTGTTGGTTCAGATACTGCAGCAATAGACGCATTAGCTGTTGGAACAGACGGACAGGTTTTAGTTGGTGATAGCGCAAATGACCCAGTATTTGCATCTATAGCGTCTACTGATGGATCTATTACAATTACTGGAGGCGCAGGTACATTAGACATTGAAGGAACGGCAGCTGGTGAAGCTCAAGTTGGCGTTGTAGAACTTGCTACAGACGCTGAAGCTATTGCAGGAACAGCATCAACAGTAATAAACTGTACTAGCTTAAAAGCAAAGCTTGGAGCTCAAACCTCTCACGGTTTACCTTATGGTGCTGCTACAACTGGAGCTATAGCATGGACAGCAGAACCAACAGATGGACAATTATTAATGGGTGATACTGGAGCTATACCTCAACTAGGAACTTTAACTGCAGGAACTGGAATTACAGTAACAAATGCAGCTCATTCAGTAACAGTTGCGTCAACTGGAACAACGGTTAAAAATGAAACTGGAACAACGTACACTTTTGTTCTAACTGATGCCGGGAAACATATTACTCTTACGAATGGAGCTGCTATAGCGGCAACTGTTCCAACGAATGCTTCTGTCGCATTCCCAATAGGTACTATCATAAGCTTTTCCCAGGGAGGAGCTGGCCAAGTAACATTATCTGGAGCTACTCCACCAACATTACAATCTGCTGATTCTGCGTTAACCACTGTAAAAATTTATAGCGGTGGATGCATGATTAAAATCTTGACAGATACGTGGCGTATTTTCGGAGATATGGAAGCCTAGCGTAAATAGATGGATCTGTAACGATGGTTTTGTTATAATTACAATGAAAGGATCATTATGAAAACATGCAAAGATTGTAAAATAACAAAACCACTATGCGATTTTTATGTAAATGGAAGAAATAAGAAAACAGGTAAGCTGTGGTATCATTGTAGGTGTATTGAGTGTCATAATTTAAAATTTAGACCTAGAACTGGAGTAATAAGTTCAACTAGGTTTAAAAAAGGCCATATTCCTATGTCTAAAAAAATAGAAGGCGGAAGACATAGCTTAATGCATAAAGAATGGATATCGATGGTCTTTGAAAGAGATTTGTATATATGTCAAGAATGTTTTTCTACAGAGAATCTAGACGCTCATCATATTAAGTCATGGAATCATTATCCAGATTTAAGATTTAAATTAAACAATGGTTTGACGTTGTGTAAGTCGTGTCATTCAAAACTTCATCTTAAAGATAAAAAATGCTTCCATAAAGGAAATATTCCTTGGAATAAGGGAACTGTTGGAATTATGGTTGCGTGGAACAAGGGTATAAGTGCAACGCTTGAAGCAAGAGCAAAAATGCGTGGGAAAAGGAAAAATTTTATTCCATGGAACAAAGGACTAATAGGAATGGTGAAGATTAGTTTAGAAACAAAAAATAAAATGAGTAAAGCACATAAAGGTTTAAAATATAAAAAAAGAACTTTTAAAAGATTGGAAGCATAATGATAGGTTTAATGGGGTTAGTATGTAAAAGGACTCGGGGTCCTGATGGAGAACCTGTAACATGGACACAAAGATCTGCTGTTGCTAGTGGAAAAAATATTACAAAGATTGCAACAGATAGCAGCACATATTTTACACTATGTGGATCAGATGGATTATTAGGTACAGCAACTTCACCAGCAAGTGATTCTTGGACATCAAGAACAAGTGGATTTTCAACAGATGAAGTTTATGGTATTGCGTATGGTAATAGTACATGGGCCATTGGTGGATCATCTGGAAAAATTTCAAGCGCCACTGATCCAACTAGTACGTGGACGGCTAGAACTAGTGGTTTTGGGGCACATGTTGTTTATGATATTGCATCTGATAATGGTAGTTATTTTTGTGCTGCTGGAGATATTGGAAATATGTCAAGTACTACCGATGCAGCTAGTACGTGGACAGCCAGAACTAGTGGTTTTGGTACAAGTGATCATTGGGCTGTTGTATATGGAAATAGTATATGGGTAGTAACTGGAGCAGATGGAAAACTGGCTACAGCTACTTCACCTAGTGGAACGTGGACTTTGAGAACAAGTTCTTTTACATCTATTATTATACGTGGAATGGGATATGGAAATAGTCTTTTTGTTGCTGGTGGAGCTACTGGAAAAATGGCAACGGCTAGTGATCCAACTGGCACGTGGACTCAAAGAACAAGCGGATTAACATCATCACAATATTGTTTTGATGTTAATTATGGTGCTGGATCTTGGGTTTTATGTGGTGGACAATGGAATATTTCAGATCATTTAGCAACGTCTACAGATCCAACAACTGGTTCAGATGGTTGGACTACAAGAACATCTAATTTTACTGATGGTGGGGCGTGTTTAAATGCGGCTTACGGATTTAGTTATTGGGTTCTTGTAGGCCAACGTGAAGATTTATCTTCTGCAGTACCTGGAATATAAAAATTAATAATAATTTTGGTGTATAGGTAAAATAACAAAAAAAAGGAAAAAAGATGGCTTTCAAGACAGAAAAAGCAACAGCACTTAAAGGCTCAATTGATATCTTTAAAGTAAATAAAAAAGTAAGCGATGATCAAGTAACAGCATTTGAACAAATGTTAAAAAATGATATTGGTGAATATCCATTTCATCTTATTACAGAACAAGGTGAAGCAGACGAAGCGGGATTGTGCTCATTCAAAGAATTATCATGGTTTTTCTTTCATGGCCCACTTCCAAAGGGCTATGAAGCTGGTTGGCATTTAGTAGTAAGAAGCTTTAAATCTAAGTTAGAAGACTATGGAAATGAATCTTTATACACAGATGCAGTAGCAATTAAACTTTTACTAACGCCTATTATTACTCAAAACGCTGCAATTGCTAAGTTTGATGATTTCTTAGATGCATTTAAGGCAGTTGTAGATAAATCAATCTAAAGGATAAATAATGGCAACAGAAGTTAATGGTCGCTTTCCCCTAGCATACTTGGGTGTAAGCGCGCGTAATCCATCAAGTGTGTTTAAGCATACGGTTGCACCAACTTCAGCTGATTATAAGAATTTTCATGTAGGTGCAGTTTGGATTTACAATGACAAAGAAGGAACTACAGAAGTTTACATGCTAGTTGATAAATCATTAGGTGTATCTACTTGGTTGAAACTGGGATAAAAACGTCTTCTTCATATCTCCTTTTGTGTCGCCCTGGTTACTACTACGCTGGGGCGACTTTTTTTTATCTAAATTGTGTTATAAAATATAATTATATATGGTTAAAGAAATTCCTTTCTCCTGTGGGTTGCATTATTGTGTAGCTAGGCCGTATCGCTTTCCTCGATGCGGCCGTTTTTATGAAGAAGTTTCTAAAGAAACAAGTTTCTTTAGAAACCAGCTTTCTAGAAGCCAGCTTTATATATATTATTCATAGAATTATTATTTCCATATTGAGCTTGTTCTCGTTTACGTTTAAGCTCTTCGGCCGTCATGCTTGGTTGCATATGATTAACAGAAACTGCTAAGTAGCGTAGGGCGTCACAGTTTGAGACTAAATATCCATTAATGTAATAACAGTTATCTTTTTCAACGGTTAAGTCGTATACCTCTTTTGGTGTATCTAGTTGAGAGATTTGCACATTCTTTACTGCATGTTTTTTTAAGAACATATTTGTTACAGACAAAAGTTTTACCACAAATAATACAATTCCTTTTTTCATCATCAATACGAGAGAGAACTCTTGCTTTTGTTTTACATTTATTGCTGCAGAATTTTCCCCATGCACATCCTGCTTCGTATTTTTTTGAACACACTTCGCATGTTTTTTCGTATTTAATTCCTTTAATGCCTGGCAATGATGTTTTAGCATGGTTTCTGTGCCACTCTCTTCCTTTTTTGCTTCGATGCCATACCTTAGAGAGTTTATTTTGCGCAACAAGAACCTTTTTGCATGCTTCAGACTGGCACCAAGAATTTGGTTCGGTAGCATGCAGATACCCATGATCATGTTTAGTAAGCATTTCAAGATTTTCAATATTGTTATTTTTAGTATTCTTGTCTTTGTGATGTATAACATATCCTTCTGGGATTTTTCCGTTATGTTTTTCCCAGACATGTCTTTGGATTGTTGTGAACACACCCTTTCCTCTATAATATCCCTTGTCTCCCGTTCCCATGTAATATTTTGATGCAGTCCATCTATAAAGGTATCCATTAAACAAGATTTGTTTTTCATCTTCTGAGATAAGATAGTCTTCTTGAATCCTTTTGAATCTGACCCCTTTATATAATATCCAAATATCTTTCTCCATAAATAAGTCCTTATTTTACTATATGGTTCTAATACATGCGAATATCTTAGTGCATCGGCAGAAACAAGTCCATCGTTAGTAAAAAATGTATGATCAGGAGTACATTTTATATTGTTATTTATGGTATAAAGTTTGTCTGTTGTTCTTTTGTGAACTTTAAGTACTTTTCTTGTTCCAAGCGGTGTTATAACGCTGTTACCAGGTTTAATATCTTGTATAGCAACTTCACCATTTGCGGTTAATACTTTCATGTCTCCTGTAAAACAAGCGTGACTATACTTACTGTGAAGAGGTTTCCCCGTATAATCTTGTGTTTTTTCGTCCCACTTTTCTCTATAGTTTTCTATTGCTTTAATAAGCTTTGCGCATCGTTGTTCATCAATCCATACTCTACCAAGAATAGAACGAACAGCTTCTATGCCATCACGTACTGTTAATTTTGGTGCCATTATAAAATTAATACCTAGTTGTTGTGCCTTTTGTATTCTTGACATACCAGACGTATATTCATTCACAAAAATATCATGTGGAGCAACATGCTTACCGTACAAATATGGTTTGCTTTTTAATACCTGTACATAATGTTCTAAACCTTCTTTGTTCTTTTCATAGAAGTCTATAATTCGTATTGTATTGCCAATTAGCTGGTAGAAAATTATAGAATTAGAATCATGAATTCCCAAATCCCACGCTGTATGAACAGGAAAAGAAGATTCCCATGGAGAAAGACCAATTTGATGATTTAAATTCATCTTATCAATGTATTTTGCGTAGTAACTTCCCTCAACGCCCGCATCGAAACTGCAATTATGAACGGCTCTTCCATTTACGGTATAACTTTCATCGTATTGAACAGAAAGATTATAAACATTACCAGAATATGGACAAGATTCTATAGATTTCACCCTTGCTGCTATACAATTTTTAGCGCGACGTAAATACTTACTTTGGCCTCTTAAAGATAAATAAGTTATCTGTATGGAAAAAGATTCTTTACACTTTACTTTTCTTCCTTGAATAATGTTTTCGCAAGGTTTTTTTACTGAAATTCCTGCTGCTAATCCCATGTTTAAACTATTAGCAAGAAGTTGTACTTGATAAGCAAGTGTTTTTGATATAGTTGAATAAGAAATTCTTTCTAATCCATTTTTATATTTATAAACACAACCATCTCCTTTAATCAGCTCAAAAAAGAAATCTTTTTCATGTCCAGCTATAAGAGTAAATGGTATGCATTTTTTATATGAAATAGACCCACAATTTATCTTCATAAAATCTATAAGAGCAGTCGATCCAACCAGAATATTAGTTGCGGTCTCTGTAGGAGATAAAGAAAATTTTATACCTAAACTGTTCAATAAAAATGATACGCGATCAATATCTTTTTGAGAACCAAGCGTAAGCTGAAGGCCATTTTTAAATGATGATCCTTCGGTTATATACCATGCCATTAGAAGAGCAAGTTCTTTTCTAATTATTTCATGCTTGCCAAGTGTTGCTTTAGGAAAAACAACATAGTCTTCTGTTGTTAATTCTTGAGCTTGTTTCCATGAGTAGCTTTGAGTTTTATAGTCATATATCTCAATAGGGTGTTCAGGAGTACATCTAATATCTTCAGATGACCCAAAAGATTTTATAACAAAAATCTTTCCATCATATTGTCTTTTAAATGTTTTAAGAACTTTTCTCCATCTTCCGGCATGTGATAAAACAAGATCATCTTTAATTATATCTTTAATTGGTTTTATATCAGATGAAGTTAAAACAGACTGAGATCCCTCAAAGCAATAATATTCTTGTTGAATCATATCTGGACTAAGATTTCCTTCTGCGATTTCACGATCTATTGCTTCTTGTGAAATATGTTGTGTTTCATTTAATCCAAGCTTACACGACCACCAATATGGTGAATTTTCAGCAAGTTGATATAAATCCCATAATCCATTGTGTCCTCTAGGCGTACTTTGGAAGATCGCCCAACCACCATTTGCTGCTAAAACAGGGGATAATAGAGCCCATATACGCGGGTTTTGTAATGCATATTCACTGAAAACAATACCTCTTGGATTTGTTCCCACAATGGAATTACCAGACCACATTTCTTTTCCGTTTCTTCTTACTTTTATAACTCCAGATGGAACTGAAACGCAATAAATCATTCCTGTATAATTCTCTTTTGTAATATATCTCTTTTTTGATGATGAAAAACGTTTGAATTTTGAAGTTCTAACAGAAAAGGCATAAAGTGTATTTTTATTTTTAATAAATCGATTGTCTCTATTGATCCAGTGTTTATCGCCAATATTATTTTTTATTGAAACATTTCCACTATAACCAAGTTTGATTGCTATTTCCTGAACATCATCGACAAGTTTTTTTGACGTAGAGTAATACGCAATGCCACCATTATTTTTATGTATACTTCCATCACCAAGAACAAGCCAATCAAATAAAATCTTAAGATACTTAACGGAAAGATTCTTTATATCTTTTGGTATAAATCTATTTGGTTGAAGTCCAAACTGACTAAAATATTCATAAAGTTGTCGATCTTCAATGCAATAGTTATTATTATAATTCGAATAATTTAATCTGCACTTATCTAATAACTCTTCTATTTTTAATCTTATGGGTTCTTTTTTTTGAGTGATAGTTGTGCGATATGTTTTTTCGCTTTTAAATGTATTACCTTCAGATAGAAAAATACCAAGGAGAGCAACAAAGTTTTCCATTTTTAAGGTTCTGTCGTATAACTTTTTGCAGACTCTTCCTTTTCCTGTTATCCATTCAGAATAAACAGTAGGAAAAGCAAAAGTGTCTTGTTCTTTCCCATTCCATAAACACGTAGACGGAATACTATCACCAGAAAGAGAAAGCTTTTCTACAGTCTTAAATTTATAGAACCCCTTATCTGATTTCACATAAAATCTATGCGTTGGGGTAACCAAAAAATCTAATGATGTATTTAATCCACGATACATTTCTCCATTATATGGCTTTTCTACATATGCAATAGGCTTTTCATATACAAGATAACCATCTTTTAATGTTGCAACTGATTCTGTTTTATTAAGATCTTTAAATAATTTCCATCCATCTTCAGTTAATATTTCAGTTTCATGGTCAAAACAATCTGGATTATCTGATCCGATAATTTGTATTATTGAACTATTCATGAGATTAATTCTTAGCTCTTGTGAGTTCATACTGGATATCATTTGCTTTGGAATATAATCTAGGAAGCGTTTTCCGTCATTCGTAACTGAGTTCCACAGAATCTTACGACCTTGGTTATAGGTTGGATAGCAGACGAAATAGACTCCTGGCTTATTTATTGCTTCTCGTATTAGCATATTCCATGTCATTAGATCTTTTCCAGCTCTACGACAAATCACTAACACCATTCTTTTGAACTCATCACCAAAGAATGCTTGCATAATAGGACGTTGATAATCCCTAGGAACAAACTTATTAAGATGTACTTCTATTTCAATTGGTTTTGTTTCCATTTATAGCCATGAATTTTCACTAGAGTTTTTCTTTCCACCTCTACCCTCACGCCGTGCAATAATTTTAAGCGCTTGCTCTTTAGAATCTTCGAACTTGCTTTTTGGCATATCGGCAAGATTTTCTATTTTTAAACTTTCAAGCATCTTCTCAGCAAGATCAGGATAATTTGCCAAGATAATTTGTAGCTGCTCTGTTTGGTCGTTATTAATAAGCATAAACGACTCTTGTTTTGCATTGTAACGAGCGTTTACTCCTGTTGCCTTAGCTTTCTCTACTCGAATAGATCTCATGTCTTGTTCGCCATCGTCGTCGTCTAAGTCTTCTTTAATAGTAAGGTTAAGAATATTCATAAACGAGTTACGCTTTTTAGCCTTCATATGAGAATTAAATGTTTGGATATCATTTTTTGCTGGAACTAGTCTGGTTCTTGTTTCCATGAACTGAGCAGAGTCATGCAATAGAATGGCTGAAAGTATAACTTTATCGTCTTCTAGCATTTCTCTGAAAGTAACAGACAACCCATTCTGGGAGAGTGCGGCTCTAACTGCTAATACCATGACATCAAGGTCAGCGTATTGGCGAAACATCGAGAAGTTATTATCTCTGTTAGTAGCAATAACGGGAAATTCGCCTTGAGCTTTAGAGAGAGCCGCACAAAGGAGATCTATTTCTTCAGATTGATATTTGTCTACGTATTTTTCTTTTAATCGTTCTTCAACCTTTTGGTTAATGAACTTGTCTAATGCTTCTAAATTTTTTAAATCTGCTTTTAAGTTGTCAATCTCCATAGTCTCCCTTTTTAGTTATATAATTTTATCTTCCATCATAATCATCATCTACTTCAATGCCTAATAACGATTTTAAAGCATATCGCTTCATATAAGTCTGAGATCCACCATGTGCCTGGCAATCATGATCTATAAGAACTGCCTTTCCAGACTTCTGATATGTTCTTGGTAACATTGAAACAGAGCGAACGTATTGTTTGCTGGTGACGTGTCTAATTATGGTGACTATATACGTTGTTTGATCAATTGTGTGAACATGCTGGTAGAGCTTACATTTTTGATTATACAGCCCGGTTGTTATGTAACTTAACATAGAACCAAATGATTGATACTTGTGTGTATTACTTTGCTTGTCTGTACAAAGCGCAGGATTTTCATGTAAAAATTCCATTAATGCCATATCAATTTCTTCTGTTTCAAATGACTGTATGTCTAGAAAGAAATCTTGCTTGTTTTTATACGTAGTGTATCTATCAAGTAGGATTACATCTTTAAGAAACTTTCCAACCAAACCATCTTCTTTTTTAAGTTCTTTTTTTGGTTCTTCTGAATTATTCATATCTTCTCTTTTTGGTATCGTCACGCTCTAAAGGTTTTTTATTTATAAAACCTTCATATATTAATATTTTTTCTTGCTCAAGTTGTTGCTTCGATAGCTTGTCTAAATGCTCAATATTATATTTTTCATATATTGCCTTGAGACGTTTAGTTCCATAAAACATAGGGACTGGCTTTCTTACAGTCGGATTAGCAAACCTCTTTGAATCCATTATCATTAAGATATCTATCAGGTCACCCAACACCATGTCCTTAGTTTCTTTATACATATCAACCTTCGTACATATCGTTCTTTGCTTCAATTGCTTGAGATACTGTAAGTTCTTCTAGAAAAGATACTCCGTATTTTTCAGTGATCGCTTGTTCTAATTTGTATCCGCTGCCTGGACTGCGTTTGTCTATTGCTGTTACGAATCTTTCGATTACTTCTAGCGCTCTGTTTTTGATTTCGTTTGTCATGTCATCTCCCGATAAATTAAACCTATGCTGCTAACTAAATACAGTATGACTTACTTACGAGAGTATGTCAACTCATTATTTAACATAAATAATTATTAACACTTTACAGATATGTTTTGGACTTATAGAATGAATCTAGTGGCTAGAGTAAGCAGCTAAACGAAAAAGCGGAAGCCATTTAAAACTTCCGCTTTATGCATTTGCTGCAATTAACTTATAATTAATTACAACGTATAATTAGAACACAATACCATTTGGGATTTAATTATGAACTCAGATTACAACATACACAGACGAAGTCAAGAAAAACAAAAAAAACAAAAAACTTTTATCGCTCGAAAAAGACAGACTGAAAAGATTTGGTGGTATGACCCCTGTCCAGCTGTTAAGTTTTTCAAGAAGCCGCGTCGATTTATTGCTGAATTATCAAGCATTTCTATTAAAGTGTTAGATTACATCATAGCGTTTGGTTATTCCAATGAAAAGATATTTATTTCACAGAAAACAATTGCAGTTAGAATAGGAGTGAGCAGAGAGAGCGTAAACAGGGCTCTTAGGCCGTTGGAGGAAATGGGATTAATATTCAATAATTACAGGCACTTTAAGACCAGCTTTTACCGTATAGCAAAATGCTTTAAAACGAAGCGAATGATCAAAAAGTTATCAAGTCTATTACCCGCTCTGCTACTAGGG